AATTTCTTTTTTTCTTTAGGTTCTAGTTTTTCTAACAAACCACTATCAGCCTTTTGAAGTGTATATTGCCAACTCATTCTAAATCCCCCATGACTTCTCTTAATATAGCAAACTTTTCAGGTAAAGACTCAACTTCAACAGTATGTACATCATTTCGTAAGAACGACTTATCTAAAGAGATTTCCCTTAATTCTGCTAAATAATACATAAATGCATATAATTCAGTAGTTCTTTTTAATTCCATACGATAATCCTCATCTTTTATGTCTGCTACACCTATACTAACATCTTTAGGTAAACCTTCTTCATCAAACATAGGGTCAGGTTCAGCCAAGTAATAGGATTCTTTAGCCTCTTCATCATCTAGTAAATCACCAAGTCTTATTTCTATTGCATCAGCATAATCAATAATCTTAGACTCTTTCATTTCAGTAAATATTTTTACCTGTGATTTAGTGGCATCAGGATTCATTGCTTGTTTAATATCTGTTGCTACCTTTCTATAATTTAAATCTATAAACCCTCTTAATCGTTTTGTGTCTCCAACTTTTATCTGTTCTAATTTAAATCCTTTCTTAGTAAATATTTCTTTCAACAATTCTATTCCTGTTTTACCAGAATACTCATCATTTAATACTTCTAACAATCTAACAGGGTGTCTACCTTGTTCATATTTATCTAGAAATTTAAATATATTTTTTTGGGAAAATAGTCTAGACTCACTTTGTAATGTATCCAATTCACCTCTATAATTTTCTATTCTAGAGTCTTTACCATATCTATTAAGTAAATTAGTTAATGTGGAGATAAAAGAGTAATCACTAGAAGAACCTCTTTCCTTTCTAGATAGTTGGTCTTCTAACTTATCGAGCGTAGATATAGCAGTTTCTAATTTGCTGAATATATTTTCATCGGCTACAAACGCATCATAGATAGCCTTTTCATCTGAACCTTCTTCTAAATTTTCTACAAAATTATCTAATTGTTGTTGATTTTCTTCTGAACGCATATCATCAGACATACCTGCTAATAAAAACATAGCAGCATTATCTTGTTTAATTTTTAGAATTTGTTTAAACACTTTACGATGTGCTGTAATGGCTACAAATATTTTACTCATATCTATCTTAGGTTCTCTTACAGGTTCTCCTGAATCTCGATTAAATCTTTGTGAACCTAATCTAGTATATCCACCTGAAGCAGTCATCAAATCATCAGATAAAGATTCTCGAAGTCTATCTTTCCAATTACCATCAGTGACTCTAACAACATTTTCCAAATTGTTAACGAAGTTATCAGGAACTTTACTAGACAATAAATCTTTTACTTTAGGAGAAAATGTTTTTTTAATTTGGTCTAATACAAAAGCAGTTTTAGCCGTAGGCTCTTTATGACCGCGAATATCTGCTTTCAATAGTATAGACACACTTACCACTTATTTTCTGTATTTCTTTTTCTCTTTGGCATTAAAATTACGTCAGGAATATCATTGCTGTCAGGAATTTTCTTTTCTACTGTTCTAGACAAATCGATACCTACTGCATCTAAATCTCTATTCACTTCTACCTTACGTGCATTATACACTTTTGCTCTTGCTTCTGCTAGTTCTCTTTCTAATTGTCTTACACTTTTTTCAGTCATTTAATCACCTTTTTTTAAATATGCTAGAATAACAACTCCGGCACTAACCTACCCTTCTTTCAGTTCTTTTATCAACATTTTGATTTCCGGCTGCTTCAGGTAAACCACTAAATCTTTTATCAGGCCCACTATCCATACTAGGTTTATTTCTAGTTGTAGCAGGATTTTCTTGTCTCTTACTTTGATTCATCATCTCTTCTTGCATTTGTCCTAATTGACTTGCATCAATATTTGTACCTGCATACGGGTCTAACTCAACCTTTTCTTCTTGCTCTCCACCTGCACCTTCTTGTTCAGGTTTTGGTTCAGGTTTACTATAAGAGAACCTACCTTCATCATCCATATCTATTTCAAATCCTAAATTTTTAATTGATGCAGCAATATTAACTTCAAGTTCTCTTTTTCTTAGTTTAGCAACTTCATCCTCTTCTTCCGATGGTGGAAGTTTTAGAACCCAATCGGTAATTCCAAACTCTTTTGTTACAAAAGGAAATACATAATTATTCCAAATTGTCTGAGCCATTTCTACTGCTCTATTAGTAACAAGGATTTGCATACCTTCATTATTTAATCCTCCACTAGAAGAATTATCAGCCATAAATATTTTACTTACTCCATAGAACCCTGATACTCTATCTCTCAAATCATCTTTGACTGAGACATAATCCATTTCTTTTAGACTATCCATAAACTTAATCCATTCAATAGAACCTTTACCACCTTCTGATTCAATACCCATTACAGGTATAAAGTGTGGGTCTTGTTCCATCTTTTCTTTTACGCCTTTCCAAAAAGATTTCATAGATTCTATATTTCTAGTCTGTACTGCAAGTAATCCTCTAGGCATCCTTGCCTTAGTGTATGATGAATTAATATAATTATCCATAGCAATAAGTGTTGTAACACTATTCCATAAAGTAATTAGTGGTGATAGACCATATAACCTACTAGGTGTATATTTACTAAAATGTAAGACTTCACCCTCTAAGAAATATTGTTCTTCACCATTTACTCTATTAACATAATGTATAGGATATAATTCAGATGTACCACAATGAGGACAAGACCCTACCGGAGTATCACTAATGAAATCTCTATGCCTTAAACAGGTAAATCCCTCATTACCTCTTTCACCTAACTCATCAGCATAAATATGCATACCAACTGGGTCGCCTCGATAGATTTCTTTTATACGGTGCATCATTACTTCTGAATCGTTATCTAAGAAATATTCCTTAACTAAGACTAAGTATGCGTCATCCATTATGTTCAAATCATCTTCCAACTCCTTAAGCACATCAATAAACAATTGTTCTGATTTGTTGACATACCCCTCCATGAATGATAATGCGTATTTTAGTTGGTCACGATTAGGTTTAGACAAATTTGTAGAGCCGCAATCTACACATTCGATTGTTGGAGTTTTATGTTCTTTACCGCAGTCATCACACTTAGCGACAAACTTTTCTTCCCAAACATACCCTCTTCTAAATATTTCATTTTTTAATTGAGTAACGCAAGTTCTAACTATTATAGATTGATTTGCTATATGATAGATAATAGGTGCAGTTAACATATAGGAATTATCTTTCTCCTGAATACCCGGATTAAACACCTTACGGTCAGCAGGTCTTGGGGTTGTTCTTCTGAATAGATTCGTTATGCTGAATCTTCTTTTTTCTTCTACCATATCTTATCCCCCTAATTATTAATTATCCGATTTCCCAAACGCATATTAAAGTTCCTTTATGTGCTATTTACTCCTATCAGATTTGAGGCATCATCTCTCTCTAACTTATCCATCCAACTCATTTTAGAATTTTCTTCTAGTTTACTTATAGAATCCAAATCAATATCAAAAGCAGAAAAGTCAAAGTTTGCATTATCCCTATGATTATGATATTTCATTAATTTAAATAATTCTCCCATTCTACCTTTAGCCCAAGGTTGTTTCTTAAATCCTTTTTTGATTCTAACTAACTCTAGTAATATATCTGCATTCGGGCCTTTCATTCTAAAGTGTGGCCTACATTTAGTCAATAATTCATGCACATCTTTTTGGGAATAGAAGTTTAATCTGTTTACAGGTCTAGTATCTTGTGGAGATTTTTGGTCTAAATGTAATCTACCCATACCTAAACACTTGTGTAACTCTAACATGAAAGCCTTACCTCTATCTCCCGTAGCAACTAAACCAACTCTAGGATTGTTATTTCTATCCATAGTAATATATCCATCAGAATCTATGAATGCCGCAGTATAGGCCCAAACATTCTTTTTGATATCATCATTTATCTTATAGTATGCTCCATCCACATTAGTAATATTTTGGCTAATTGCTAATTTAGAGATAATTTGAGGAGAAGACATTTTCTTAAGATTATCAGGCAATGCTTCATGTATTTCTCTAGAAGATATTCCCGGTGAATTACAAACAGATTTCAAAATGTTTTCTTTAATTCTTTTCTTAATTCCTTTTGTAGAACTTTGAGATTTTATAATTCTCTTAAAATCTTTTTTTGCTGATGTCATTTCTTTACTAATAGAAATATATTGTTTATTTAAAGGCATGTCCTTTATTTCTAATTTATGTTCCCAATACTTACAAAGAGAATCTATAACCTGTCTTTTGGTATCTATATCTTGAATTTTACTAAGTTTAATTATTTGTGATTCTGAGCAAGTCATATCTTTAATTACAGACTTATATGGACTAGCCCAATAAATTTTATCAATACTTTTATCTAAATGGTCTGCGTAGGCATCTATTAAATTATCAATAGATTTACTCATATCCAATCTTTTTTCACCTTTAAGAGTTCTTCTAAACATTCTCATATCTTTCACCAAATCAGGAATGTTCTTACTCTCTATTGTATATTCCTTAAGTGATAAATCTAATATTCTATCTGCCTTTGTATATGACATGTTGAAATCTTCTGCAAATTCTTTTACTAAATCACTATGACTAGATAATGGTCTACCATCAAGCCATAACATCTTGGCTTCTAGTTCCATCTCCTGCTCTAGTTGACGTTGTTCGGCAGTAAGTTCTTCAACTTCCTTTACTTTGTCTGTTAATGCTTGTAGTTGTTCAGAATTAGGAGTCGCCATAATATTTACCTCTTTTTAAAAATTTAATCCCATCAATCCTGTGTTCATATTTATAGATGGCTTTTGTGGCGCATCAAACACTCCGAGGTCATCTAGTAGTATAAAGGAGTCAGTAGGAGACTGAGTAGCAGCATTAGCCAATGCTAACCCCATAACTAAGTCATCATGCGCCCCTACACCCTCAAATCTGCCGGATTCTGTTATAGAAAACATAGATAATTCTTCAATTAATGCAGTAGTCATACTCCTACTGTTATTATCACCATAAGGAAAGTTAATTTTACCATTTTCTATGTTCATTTGCAGATTTAATATGATTTCTTGCTTCTTTTTTCTTGTTGTGTTGAAATCTTTGATGTTCATATCAGTTAAACTGCGTAATTCTTGTGTAAATGCCTTAGCAAATGTATTTGTTTCATATAATATCTGCTCAGGCTCAAAAACTTGACCTATTATTCTTATTTTTTCAATATTTTCTCTAAATTCAACATTTTTTGCTCTATCAACATGAACAATTGTTTTATTTTTCTCTTCATCTACTTCTAAAACAACAATTACATTATAATCACCATCAGTAGAGATAGCAGGGTCAACTCCAACGTAATATTTGTATCCTTTATCTTTACGATGACCTAATTTTAACACATATTCTTTATTTTTACATTTATTTACATAATCAGGGTCAAAAAGTGCAGTTCCGGTTGAAACTGGTATACATAAATACTCTCTAGTAAATTTTAATGACCCTATTTCCGATTTTCTTTGCATTAATGCATCATAGTCCCATCTTTCAGGCCAAAGAGGTTTATTCATTGAATTTAAGCATGGATATTTTCTAACAGTATAAGCATCATTCTCTTCTAACTGTGAAAATATATCAGTATATGTAAAAGGAGTACCAATCATTCTCAAACTTGCAGTATGATGTAATGTCGGTATCATGTCCCCAAAGAACCAATCTGTAACTCTTTGAATACCTGATAAACTAAACTCTTTCAAAGGGTCATCAATAATTATTTCTTGAGGGTGAAGTCCTCTAATTTGAGAACCAACAGAACGCTCTAAAATTGCATTACCATTAGTCAGTTGAATATTACCAATAGCCCAACCTCTAGAAGGTCTGAATTTTTTTAATTGTGGTATGTTAAAATATTTATCTATTTCACGCATATGTACTAAAGTCTGTTTTTGGTTAGAAGATATGTATAACATCTGAAAAGGTGGCTCTTGAAACACAAGATTCCATACCACCCAACTGTGCATAAAGACAGATTTCCCGTGGTCACGACTACAAACAATTACTGTTCTATCTGTATTTTGCATCAATTCTAACCATTCTTGCATATATTCAGGATACATCATTCCTAATACATTCTTAAAAAAATACGGAAAAGAGTTCTTGGATAATTCCATATCCATAGAAGTCATAAAATCCGTACTATCTAATTTCATTATATCACCAATCTCTACAAGCCATACATCTAGCAGAGTAATCACTTCTTTTACATGTAGAACAATTATGCCTTGCCCTAAACGATTTCCTTCTCTTACCTTTTCTTTTACCTGAAACAGTTACTCCTCTTTGACCCCAATGTACTCTCTTATATCCACCCTTACCATTAGGAACACATTTCATCCATTTCTTACCCTTACGAGTAGATGATGTTTTTTTTGTAGCCCTAGTACATTGCCCTTCTTTAATTACTTCAAACCAAGTCATGTTGTACCCTTCCTTCTTTTATATGTTTTACATGCTGCACATGTTGGTCTACATCTTCTTTTAGTACCTTTAGATGCATCCTTTCTACCACAAGGTTTTGGCCCACCTTTTTGACCACAACTAGAACAATCTATCCAACCTCTTTGAGTTTTACCACCTTTTTCTTTTCCACCTCTTCTAGAAAACCAACCGTGTAATCCTTCATCTTTTTCTCTCTTGAAATTGTCTCCACCTTTCTTTACAGAATTACCCCAGTTCTTTGCTCCCACTTTTCTACACTGAACTAAAGCACCACTTGCATAGGCAGAAGGCCATTTCTTGTAACGCCTCCTAACTTTATAATAACAAGCATCTTGTTTTTTACCCGACCTTTGAGTTTTACGTCTGCGGGGTTTTTTCTTCTTAGCCTTTAAAACATCAAACCATACATCCATTATATCACCTCAGTTTTTATTGCAGCCCACCAACTAGAATTATGAACATAATATTTTTCTAATGTACCTACATTACCATTTGCTGCACCAATAGAAATCTCATTAATTAGTTCATCAGGTAATTCTGATTCATCCAATTGCCTAAATCCTTCTGATAGATAATGTTTCATAGCAACTTTACTTGAAAAATTTACTATAAGTTTTTTATTACCCTTTACTCTAATCATTTCACGGAATAATAATTTCATTAATCCTCTACCTCTAGAAGTATCTCTAACATGGATTCCTGAACCTAATAAAAACTCTTTATATGGGGCATAACCAATCACACCTACTGGCTTATCTGTATCTTTTTCATATGCAACATGATGTACTGAGGGTTGTGTTGCAAACTTACCATCGGAAGGTATATTTCTAAACCTATTAACGCGAGATTTAAATCCAGTATAGCCATCTTTTGTGAAAACTTTGACTGCTTCATCTTCTGACATTGTTTTAAAATAAATATCATCAGCAGTATAATTAGTGGAGGGAAGTTCGGGATATTTTTCTTCTTCCATTTAATCACCTAAAGTTACCTTTCAAATAATATACTGCCTCTTCAGATATACCATGCTTCTTAGCAATGTTCGACATTGAATCTAATTCAGTAACAATGGATTCTATATCATTAGCAGTCAATTCTATCTTGTGCATATCATGTACATTATTGATGGCACTATTAACATGATAGAAATTATCTAGTTTAGATATACCATAATACACAGGCTTATTCAGCATTTTTCTAATAGAGTCATGTGATTCTAATAAATTAACTTCAATATTACTTTTGATAAGTAATCCCTTAGTTGTTAAATTATCATAACTTTGTAAAAATGAAGACACTAAGTTTTTACTTGCAGATGTACCTTCTTCAGTTTTACCATATCCTGATGAAGCCAATCCTGAATCTTTTGCTCTAGGATTCAACAAAGCATCTCCCTGATAATCACCTCTTCTTTTTCTAATATGTTTAACTAATACCGCCAAAGGATATAATTTATCGTTGTTATATTCTTTTGCTAATTCCTCAACAGGAGTACCATTAAACTCTACATCTATATTCAAATTATTTTTTTCCTTTATTTCTTGAAGTGCTGCACCAAACTCAATATCTATGTCTTTGGTATGTTGTGTTTCAAAAATTAAATCTAATTGTTTAGCGGCAAGTTCCATTTTAGATTTTATTCCTGATAATCTTGAGCCGGGTGCAACATTTCCAATCTCTTCTAATAATTCAGTTAATCTTGTCAATGCCTTAACTGATAATGTTGCAGTACCCATTTCAGCATAACGCGCTAATAATGTTGTGAATGCAGTAGGTTCTTTTCCTTCCTGAGACATGAAAAAGTCCATCACCTTATTAGTTACATATTCAGGCTCATCATCGAAAGGCATATTTTCACTAAGTAATGGTCTAATTACATAATCTATTAATCCATCAACATAGTCATCATACTCATTTTCAATTTCAGTCAAAACTTCCTTTAACTTAGTCCCTTTCCTTCCAGTAAATAAAGAAGAATATGTTTGTTCCTTTGCTCTTGATGTATCATCTTTACCAGTTCTACCTGCACTTGTTCTTGCGCCAGTAGGCATAGCAGCCTTTTCTGATGCAGTTCCTAAGTTTAGAATATCATACATTATATCAAAATGTTCTAATAATTTTTTATTTAGACCTTCTTTATTTTCTAAATTAAACTCATCAACTAATTTGTTTGTTAATGGGAGATAATAGAAGTCCTTTACTTTATCTTCCGTAGCAAACTCTTCTAAATCATCTATGTAATTTTCCAATTTATTAAAATCAGAATCATTTAGTTCTACATCTATTTTAGTAGCATACTTTTTTGCTCTACGCTTTAATGATTGAATATCTTTCTTGAACGCAGCGACTCTTCCAAAAGCACCTTGTTCCCAAACATATTGAAATAGTGGGTCAACTTCCTTTAGAGTTTTGAAAGATTCTATATCTTGGAATAATGCGGTTTCAGTTTTATTACCAAACGCTTCTCTAGTTGCTAAATCTGTTTGAGTTTTTGTAGATTGTTCTGCAAACTCAGGTTCTATCCTAACATCCATTGAATCATAATCACTCGCAGCAGAAGTAGCAGTATCTAATTCAATACTTTGAAACGCCTCTTGGTCTTTCAAATACCCTTCTAAAAAGTCCCCTAACAATAATATCGCCTGAATACTTCTATCATCTTTTTCAATACGCTGCTTAGGTACTTTAACAATATAATTATCTTCATTAGTTAAACGATTATCCTTGAGTTGTGCGATTCGTTGAAGAATGCTAGGCATATTCTCCTCAGACACTCTTTCACTAGAAAGATATTTTTCATATGCTTCTATAAACTCATCTTGAGAAGAAATATATTTTTCAAAATCAGAATGTTTCTTTTCCCAATAATCATATATCTTATCTCTTCTATCTAATGACTTTAAAGATAGAGAACCAACTAATAAATCAACACTTACTTTCCTAATATCCTCTTGCCCTGAAACATTAATAGATTTCAATTTCCTAAGAATTGTTGATAATCGTGTTTTCAAATGTGAATAATTATTAGTCAAATCTTCTAGTTGTGAAATATGAGCGTTTAACTTTACAGGGTCGCTCAAATAATTATCTCTTCCTTCATCAGATAAAGATATTTTATTAATTGGAGTTTTAATTCCTTTGATTGCAGTTTTAACTGTGACACTTTTACCATCAAAGAGTAGGTTTCTTAAAATAGGTCTTAGGGTATCTTTAATGATTGTATCTGTCGAGGCAATATCCCCAAAGGCAACCTTAAGTCCTTCTGATGAGGTTCTAGCATAATCATAGAATAAATCTAACACTTTTCTTTTGGTTGATTCAGGAAATTTTGCAAACCCTTTGTATTTACTTATCTCATCTCTTACTGCATTTTTATACGATGTTGGTGTAAACTCTCCTGTTTCTTTATCTGCTGTACTTCCAAAAAATTTAGGATTAATTTTAATATCTTGTGTTCTGCCTATTTTACCCGCCATACCAGTTTCAGGATTATCTTGTTTTTCTGCTAATAAAATTGCGTATGCTACATCATTAGGAGGTGTAGTTTCTCTTACATGTTGTATAAATTCCCTTCTTATAGGTTTAATATCAACATCTTCTTGTTCAGAACCACCTGTAACATAAGGCATTAATATTGAGTTTAATGAAATAGTTTTACCTCTTATTATCGCATCCATAACTTTATCAAAGAAATCTATATCTTCTAACCAAGTATCAAACTGCTCACTCATCCGATTCCACCTCACTACTTTCTACTTTCTTGGTTGCTATTTTTAAATTTTCTAATACCTTTATAGGTTCAGTAACACCTTTAATATTTATTCGATAATTATCTTCTACAACTCTTTTCATAGACTCATAAATCATTTTTCGCAGACCTTGGCGTATCTTACTATACATGCCGTTATTAATTAGTTCTTTTAACATTAACTCATATTTTTCTTCTCTAGTTTCACTATCTTTTGCCTTTCTAAACTTACTATAATGATTACCAAACCCTTTATTACTATCTACAATATCTAATTCTAAACCTATATCATATAACATAGGAATTAAATCTTTAAACATTCTAAATCTTTTATCATGCTGACCAAGTTCCTTTTTATCTCTTTCTTGTATTTCAAAAAGAGTCTGTTTTATATCAATATCTTCTTCGGTAAATAATTTAGATAAATGTTTTAAATCATTTACAGATGACAATACATAAACACCACCTCTTAATTCCATAGCAGAAAAAGCCTGTTCTCTTTCATCATAAGCAGTTAACCAATCTTCAAAATCTTGAGCATCTTCAAATCCATATTCATCATACGTTTCGTTATCTTCTTCACTTGATAAATTATTATAATCTTGAGCAGGTATTTTATTCAAAGTTACACTTGCAGATAACCTCCTTACATACTCTTCAAATTGTTTCTTTAAATCTACATCTTTAGCAATAGATTCTAGGAACTTATTATCTTGATATACCTTTTTATTTTTAATATTCTCTTTAGTGGTACTTATTATGTTACTCATTATTTTTCTTAATCCTTCGGGAGCGTCACTACCTCTCAACCCTTTCAAAGCCTGTTTAGTAGCAATTGATAGTTTGGTTTTTTTTCTTTGAAAACCTCTAGATTCTAGATTACCCGAAGAATCAATAGGTAAGTCTTTAGTTTCTATAATGTAAATTAGAGTAGGAAATAACTCATTATAATTATCCCCAAGTAATTCTGTACTACCAAACATCTCTCTTTTATTTCTTTTTGGTATATTACTACTAGTAACAACTTTTCTCAAATATGCAATCATTTTTTGAGAGTTAGGTCTAGCACTTATTGTATATGTATCGGGTGCAGGTTTGTCAATTTTGTATGTATTTTTCAGCATTTCATATGCTTGAGTTTGTTTTGCTTCATCAAAATTTTTGATTGCATCAAACAATTTTGTTTTATTATCTCTTACATCCTTTACTCTATCTGCTTTTGTCTGAGGAGTTTTAGCAGATTCAGTCCAATCTGATAAAGATTCTATGTCTCCTGATTTGAACTTCTCTAATATAGACGGGAATTGACTTCCTTTACTGCCACTAACTTGTTGACCTGTTTTGATATTCTTTATTGCCTCCAGTATTTTCTTAGCCCTATCATCTACTCCATCAATGGCTCTAATCTCAGCAAATGATTCAGGATTATCTAAAAAATATTGTATTGCTTTTCTTCTACCTGCAACATTTGCCGCAACAGTCTCCGAAATCAATTTATCCATTTGTTTATCAGTATAGAGATTGACTAAAATTCTCCTATAATCATCAGCAGTCTTTCTCGGAAGGGCTTTCAATAAATTAGTCATTGTAGCATCTCCTTCTTAATAATTATTTAATATGCTTTGCACTTGTTTTGATTGTGAATTCTGTTTTAATATTCTTTTCCAACTCATTTCAATTGCCCCGCTAACCTATTTAATAGTCCAACAATACTACGAATCAAAAATTCGTCATGTCTTGGAAGTTTACCTCTATTTTCTTCCAACACCTGAACATACTCTTCTATGTATTTTGCAAATAATTCATACTGTGAGTCAATAAGAACTTGAGGGTATTCATAAGAATCCCCAGCGTGTTCTTTAACACTTTTTTCAAAATTAGTAATTATATTATTTGCTTCTGTATAATATTGCATCATATCTGGCCTACTACCACTCTTTAGTGTGTCTTGCCAACTCATTGTAACTTCTCCTCCATTTTATTTCTAACATCTAACCAAACATCAGGATGGTTTTGTGCTAATACTTCTTGCACTATTTGCATTTGTGCAACTATAATTGTATCTTGCCTCTTATGCACAAGTTTACCTTTGAACTCCATAACATATTTTAGACTCTCTCTAATTTCTCTAGCGAGTTTGGTTAAACTATCAATAGATTTTGGGTCTGTACTTCCTTCATCAAATAATGATTCTATCATAGTATCTAATCTACCAATGTTTCTTTCTAATGTTTCTATCTCATCTATTTCCTTCACAGCAATTATATTTGCTGCGGATTGTTGAACTAAGGGCTGTAAATGATTTTTTACATGACGCACTATTTGTTCTTCTGAGCATCCTACAATTTCTGCGGCCTTAAGTGGAGTCATATTACCGGCATGTAATTGTTCTTCCAATTCTTTTCTAATAGGACTAACACATAACCCACACTTAGGATTAGATGAGTTAACGTATTCCCCCATATGATTTCTTTGGTGTCTAGAAGTTGTACCACTAGGCCAATCATATTCTCTATCTATAATGTCTGTACTAACATGTAATTCTTCGACTCTATGTTCAATCTCGTACCTGTCCTCATGATTACATAAGACACAACGCTTTCTAGTTACCAAGTGAACACCTATCTATTTTCTCTCAATTCTTTGAAATCTTCTGCGTCAATGTCTCCATCGTCATCAACATCTAGTTCCTTTTGTTTTCCTTTTAATTTTAGTATCTCTTGCCACTTAGTCATAGTTAAACCTCTCATTCAAATATTCTTTTCTTGCGGAACACCCACAATCTACACCTGTTTTTTCTGAAACATAATCAACGGCTTTTTTGATTCCTGTTTTTGTTGTGATTCTTTCAACGGTATCACCTAATCCTCTATCTTGCCTTTTAAGATATCTTTTCCAACTCATTTCTCATCCCTCATATTTTATCCAACATCGTATCAAATTCTTTTACATCTTCAAACTCAAAATCTTCCATCATAAATAAATCATCTAAATAAGTTCTAAAATCTACTAGCCGTTTAGCAATATCTCTCAAAGTTCTTTTCATTGCATCATGGTCTTCTTGATTCTTTTCAGTTCTAGGAGTTTTTCTAAATTGTTCTTGAATAACCCTAATAGTATCAGCCACATTTTTCATATGTCCTTTTAATTCTTGCATTGCTTCTGCTGATAATTTTGCCTTTATCACGGTAGTTTCTTTACTTAGATGTTTTAATGCTTCTTGACTCAACTCATAAAAATGATACAATTTTTTACTTTCACCTTCAACATGTTCTTTACCACTCATTAAAGTTCCATCAGGATGCTTATGTGTTTCACCAATATACTGCTTTCCATCTTCAAAGAAATGTCTTTCACCTTTTCCTTTCTTTACTTCTACAATCATACCATAGGTTTTGCATGGGTCTTCCCCACAACCACAATTTTTCTTAAGTACATTTTCCCAAGTCATACTACCACCTTCATTATAGTTCTCCAATCTTTAACTTCTCTATCACTACTTGTTAATTTTTCATCTTCTTCAGGTTCTTCTTTAACAGGAGGTTTCCAACCTGCAAGTTTAGCCATATGATTAACTTGTCTTCTAGAAATATAAATATAGAAATCTTCAACAAAACCCGGAGTACCTTTAGCATTCAACAAGGTTTTAACTTTCTCACTTTCAGTATTATTTTGTACATTTATTGGTGTACCCATTAAACGGGTTCTAGCCCTAGTAGTAGCAAAGTTTCCTGCCTTTGTGGTAAACTCATCATCCCTAACCATAACTTTCATCATTTGTCTAATTTCTGAAATACCCTCATATGCAAACTTTGCTGCACCTGCCTGTTCTATTTTTACAGGAGCATCTTCTTCAATATGATGTACTACATTTTTTATTGCTTTAGCACCTGCGGTTACAACAGCAACTAACCCCGGCTTATTAAATGGTGAAAGGCTGCCATCACCATAAATTGCTTGCCACATTGGTGGTGTAGCCTCACCCTTACTTGTATCCCACCAAGAATCATCTGCTGCTCTAACACTTTCTACTTTGTTTTTATAGTCGGTTCTATATTCAATATAATCATCAGTTCTATAATGACCATATATTGTTTTCTTTACTGGTTTTTTAGTTCTAGGTCTAATACCTACAATACCCTCGAATGCAATATTTCTAGGATTCAAATCACTATCAGTTGCACCATGCTTCATTAGTACACCTATTATCGCTTCAAACTCTTTAGATTCCTGTGGGCTGAAAGTAGGTTGTTTCGCCATCCTTTCTAAAAGTTCTATCTCTTTAGCCAAACCCGGTGTTTCTTTCGGGCCGGAATTACCCATTATTCTACCATCAATACCATGTTGCATTAGAATATCATAAAGAGTTCCCTTGAATCTAGTTACTCCCATACTTGCTGCTGAAACTCCTTTAGCGGCAGTTTTCCAATCATTAAATAATTTAGAAAACTCTTCGCCTGAATACTCTACGCGAGATTTACCATTACCCATTGAAATAACAGGTTCAACTTTCTTTAGTGGTTTTTTTCTTTTTGCCACGCTTTAACCTCCTATTAACAGTTTTATTATTAAAAAGAGGACTTGTAGCAGCAGAAGTAGTAGAAACTGTACCTGACATCTTTAATTCTTTTATTTCTTTTTCTAAGTTATCTAAAAAAACATTTGCATCTTGTTCTTTCTTAATAGAATCGAACCAATAAGATAATTCTTTCAAATTACCACCTCATTATACTAACTAACCATCTCCAAACTGTTTTGTTTTCATTTTTATCTTTAATTATCATATTGGCGTTGGTTTCTTCATCAAATAAAGAATCCATGATTTTATCATGGTTGTGACATTCTAACATTGAATCCAATTTACTCCCTCTTAATGGTATCTTTCCAATCTAATGATTTGTATTCTCTCATTTTATCCTGCCAAGTTTCTACATCTTCTATAACAAACTTGTCTGATACGTCTTTTAGGGGTTCAGGGTCTTTAGCAGTTAAATCCTCTAATCCACCCATATCTTTTATTTGCTCAACAATTAACATATCGTATGCTCTAATGAAGGTATGTCCTACATAATTCTTAAACTCAGATGATTCTGACAGTTGTTTTAAAGCATGGCTAATAAGTCGCTTTAAGTCAAGTTGCTCAGTATTAGATAGTTCCCCTTCCATAACTTTTTGTAATATTTTTTCTCTTATCTTACCATCCATTTCTGCTGTTGCTGCATCAAATAGACCTATTTCTTCTAATTGTTTTATTGTTTCTTCACTTAAATCCTTAGTTGATGTGTCTAAAGACATAGGTTCTTCATTTTCATCTAATTCTTCCATCTGCTCTTTAGCACCTTGTAAAGAAAGGGTTAATGGTTCTCCTAGTATTGGTACAACGAATGAAACTAAGGTTTCTTCTGTTAGTTTACCAACAGCAAATTTATTAAAATCTTCTAACGCTAAACCCGATAAATCCAAAGCAGTTTCTTCTACAAATCCACCTAATCTATTGAATATAGGTAAGAAGCCAGTAGAAGATAATACAGTACGATAATCAACCATTACACCACAACCCGCTATCACTAGCAAACGGTCAACATTGGCTAAAGGATATAATGCTGTCTATTCTTCTTCCAAAATATGATACATTCCTAACCATTCTAAGAAAGCAACTTTCATAGGTTTTTCTGTATTCCAATTCTTTTTACTTTCAATATAATAAGGGTTTGAAAAACCTAATAATTGTGCTTCCCAATAATCCCAATCCATACTAATTCCATTTAATTTCTATTTTTTTATAATGGTCTAAAATTTCTTTTATAGCAACATCAAGCCCATACTCTTCTACTGGCATATCCCCATAATCATCTATAAACACTGCTATACTATTACTCATATGAAACTCATAGGGATATTTTTCTGAATGTATGTGAAGACCTTTTCTTTTACTTACACCACCCCACTCATTAAATTCTAAATTTCCTGCACCATTATATTCTCTAGGGTCATAATGTATTTCCCAATCACCAACTCTATATGGGTCTTTGATAAACATACCACCATTGACGACAGTAGATACTTGAGCAATTAAATCTAAAGCGCGACAATAAACTTCTTCAGGTATTTTCTCTGCCTGTTTATTCATTATATATCTTGATTCCTCTACTGTTATTTCAAAATGATTTTTATTCTTAACACCTTTAGTCTCTACATTTGTACCAGTCATAGGATATAGATAAAATTGAGATACAAAATGGTCAGGGCCACGTAGTTCATTATAACCTGTGGGAGATGGTTCTCTAATAATACGATAATATTCAGTTCCTCCTCTATTCCCTTTATCACGAACTTTATCGAATATACTATTATCATCATACAGTGGGGTATTTTTTATTTTATTTTGTAGTGCGAACATTCTATCTTTACAGTCATCTTTATCTTCATCAGGTTTGTTTACATCAAAAGGTTTCACTTTGAACTTAGGTAAGTTAACTGTTCTCATCTCATTTTTCAAAATATCAAACCACATTATTTTCACTCCGTAAACTTAATATTAATATTATTTATATATTCTGCAATTAAATCTAACCCGTCTCTAATCACTTCCTGTTTGAAAGTATAGTTATTCTTGTACATATCAGACTTTTTAGTATTATATTTTAGGTCTACATCTAAATCACAATCCATTCTACTGAGGATACTATTATTATTGTGTACTAATCCTCTTACTCTTTCAAAACTGTCTACCACACTAAAAAAACCATTTCTAACACCAAATGTACCATCATTATCGTTTCCAGTACTATCCTTAGTAAAATATATTATAGTACCATCTTCTGACTTAAATTCTACATCACGTTGTAGTACATCTAATATTCTGCAATAACTTTCTTCACTTATTTTAGTTTCACCAAAAGTTTTGGCTTCAGTGTCGTCACCAAAAGTTTCAGCAAATGACGCATTGTCAATTACAACACGTATTCTAAAATAATAATTTCCAGTATAATTAGGATACATTTCAGGTTTTGGTATATATGTTATGCTTAATCTATGCAGATGGGCGTAACTTTTTTTGTAAATAAGCACATTAAAGTATGGGTTTTTTATTTTCTCTTCTAATGAACTTAGTTCCGATTGGTTAAAAAATTGCCTATCATAAAACTTCTTTTCTATCTCTTTGACTTTTCGTTCGCAATCATCATCTTCTTCATCAGGTTTATTCGCATTAAAAGGTTTAACTTTAAATTTGGGTAAGTTAATACTCCTCATTTCATTTTTTAAAATATCAAACCACATATAATCACCATTCTATTTTTACGTCTTCAAAATGACTTTCTATTTTACTCAATGCCGCAGCAACACCTTTAGCAGTATCCCAACCAATTGGGGCGTTATCTTGACCTGTCTTCCACATATTTCCAAAATCTGACGTACGTACTGATAACGCGTTCCAAAGTGTAATATAATCTACTTCACCCTTTGTTATAGTAATCGTTAGAAGTTTTCTTATACGTATCCCTGTCGGGTCTTCCATCACAAGGTCATTATTTTTATATTGTATTTTCCAATCGCCTACACTCTCACGGTCATATTGTCCAAACCTTTGTGGAGAACCCTTACTAATCATATCTAACGCCTTACAATAAACTTCTTCGGGTATTTCGTTCACATCTTGGTCTATATCTTGATGGCTATCTTCCGTTATATATACCTCAACATGTGTATCAGGGTCGGCAAACCCATCACTTAGTGTAGGATATAAATGTAATTTTGCATAAAAAAGTTCGTCATCATCTATCATGCTATCCATTCCAAGATATTGAAATCTACCCTCATCTGCCATTTTTTCAATCTCATCAAATAAACTTTGTATGCTACCTTTTGGATTATTGTGAACAAGTTTTATTTGCTCTGATTTTTTCAATACTTCATTTAAGAATCTATCTTTACAATCATTATCTTCTTCATCAGGCTTATTTACATTGAAGGGTTTAACCTTAAACTTGGGTAAATTAATACTCCGCATTTCATTTTTAAGAATATTAAACCAACTCATATAGACCACTTCATTCTTTCAATAACCTCTGGAAGTCCTTCAGGAATATCATCATTACCAACCCACACTAAACCTAATTCTACTTTGATATACCTATCTTCGTTATAATTAACATTATCTGTTAAAAAAAAGTATTGGTTAAATTCATTTATATAATGCTCGTTATAATCTTCTATGTTTGTAATCAACTTATGTTTAAGAAAATTTTCATATCGCATCTGATGTGATGTTCCGTTTGCATAAAAATTTTGATAATAAAATTCTTTCTTCGTTGAAGGTTGATTACTTTTCTCTTGAAGCAAATCTAATAACCTACAATACGCCTCTTCAGGTAATAAATCTACATTTTTACTATGAACATTTTGTTGTAATCTAATAAATTTTTTAGCATCTTCTTTATGGTAATAGGTAATATAACCCGTACCACTAGGTTTGTAAGAATCATACTCTTCCGATATCTTAGTTGGGGGTTGAAATCTTTTAGCAGTATTATACAATTCCATAATTTTATCTTTACATCTAGTTTCTTCGTCTTCAACTTTTGGTTTGTCAAAGGGTTTGACCTTGAACTTAGGTAGATTAACAGCCCTTGCTTGGTTTTTTAAAACACCAAACCAATTCATATAGGCCACCTCATATTATCTGTTTCCTGTCTAAGTGCCTGACCAATCTTATCTGTTTCCTCAGAACTTAGTGGTGGGGTTTCATCGTACATTCCATCTTTCCAATTATACCAATCATACCATAAAAGAGACAACCTTAAATTCAGTATATTATGACTCGTTTGTTTCGTGATAGCCAATTTTTGCATATAAAAATCTTCATTGTCACTTAAATCAACATTAATGTTATAATCCATTAAAGTAGTCTTACCTTCACCGGCTTTAAGTAAATCTAACGCTGTACAAAATACTTCTTCAGGTATATTATCTATGTCACCAACAGCATAAAAACGGTCAATCGTCACTCCCGTTCCTGTTTTTTTACCACCATAATACATCGAAGTATAACTACTATCTTCTATTCTATGAATAGGGTTAATTTCTTTTTTAACTCTAACAAATTCACCACCTATTTCACTAGGAAACTGATACCTTCTAACAAAATCAGCAATTTCCATAATTTTATCTTTACATCTAGTTTCTTCTTCGTCCGGCTTTGCAGCATTGAACGGTTTGACTTTGAACTTAGGTAAATTAACTAAACCTTGGTTTTTTAGAATATTAAACCAAGTCATTGTTCTGCCTCCTTTTCTGCTTCAGGTGTAAGATATGTGGGTAATTTACTATTGTTTGTTAGTCTTTCCTTCATTTTCCCATGAAACTTAGAAGCATCAGTATCTCCTTCTACTCTCTTCCTAGTCATCATTCTAGCATGATACTTTCGTTTTTCTTCATCTGTGAAATCATCGTATTCACTAACATCTCTATGTTGTAAATCTTTATACTCATTTCCTATTGATTCATCCCCTTCAAATGGTGGAGTATAGTTTGGATTATTCTTCATTCTCATATACATTCTAAAAGCAATGTTACTTTTATCAGACCTTCCGTGTTCTGTAATTTCTTTATGATACAATCTAGCCCAATATTTGTGTTTCTCATCTCTTGAATAATTATCATACATTTCTTTAGTAGTAGAAGGCATTCTCTCAATTGCATCATATTGTGGTTTAACCATAAATCTATTCTGTTCGTCTTCTAAAGAATAATAGATTTCTTTAGTGGAATCACGTTTCGTTCTTTGCAATTGTCTATAATGAAATCTCTCTAATTCTCTAAGCCTTCTAATTTCGTCGTCTTGTAAAGGTGGGGCTTGAACTGCTCTTTCAACTTGTCTCCTATAATGGGCACGCATAGATTCATGATACTTTTCTTTATTTTTATCATCCATTCTATAATATTCATCCTTAGTTAAAGTAGACCATCTGCCGCCATAAGGATTAGGCATTTTTAGAATACTAAACCAACTACTACTCATGAAATCTACCCACAAAATCAATTACCCAAATCGCCCAATTAGGCAATATGTGAATGAAGGCGGCAGGTATCATACTTTAGCCTCTTCTATCCGGTATAAAATGTTAACCCCGTGATTTGTCGAAAAATGGGCGGTCATTTTTTTGCCACTTGCGATTTTTTTTATTTTTAAATTAATGCATTCCCGATATAAGATTGTACAGTTAGCACATTTTATAGTTCCTACAAATACCACAATTAGAATTTTGTTGCTACAAACACCACAATTAGATTATGCCTGTATCTTTATGCAAGAGCGTTTTTTTATTCTATTATATTTATATTCCCTTCTATTTAATTAAATATAGTGCCTTTTGTACTAAATAAGATAAGATTAATCACAGTAAAAAAATCTTTTTGATTATTTTATAAAAAAAAATTTGAACCCTGCTACGCACCCATACCCCAATTACTACCCATATGGTACGGTATAAAAAACGTACAACCATATGGTATGCGCTTTGCCGCAGACCTCATAAAAATAAAGAAAAATCGGGTTAAGAGGTTAAACACACTTAATGAAAAGATAATCTCCTACCGCCGCGAACTCGGAGATTCAATCTTAACTAGTAAATGCTTTTGTTTAACATTAACCGTCTTTTCTTAGGTTGGTGCTTGCACCTTAATCGCTGCTTACAGACCTTGGAAATGTTAAGGTCGGGACTTACATAGGATAGATTGGATATGCCATTCTTGGTTGTTACCAAGTTGGCCTTCGGTTTATTCTCTATCAGACTTCACGAAGTTATTGTGTCGCTCCTCTATTGCCCGTTATGTTAATGGAGTAAGGAAGAGGCTGCGTACTATCCTCATCTTATTATACACGACTTCGCTGTCAATACCTTACTCCGTAGGAGTTTACATAAGGCGGTACTGCTTTCATATACTATTGTTCCTAAAGCACTCATGCATTAGTGGTTTACCTTTCGGTTAGGAACTCATAAACGTGGTTCAGTTTTAAGGAGTATCACCTCTTTAATACTCACACCTTATTCGAATCTTATATTCCACCTGCTGACTGATTACGATAAATTGTAATAGCCTTTCTAAACTTAGAAGGTTGAAAGTTCTTATTTGTTTTTGTTAGTTTTTCAATTATGATATCTACCTTATCAGGTGATATATCTACGTCAACAATCATACATACTAACCATTCAAAATGTTTCTTTGTGAATAATGAATACATATTATTCCCCCGTATATCCATCAAACCAACCATCACCACTTGTTTCAGGGTCTTGGCAATGTTCTTGTGCTTCTTCAAGAGTTAATCCTCTCTTGATTGTTCTATTATTCCCATTAAATCTAAATCTAATTATTTTATACATTTAATACATCTCCCGTTGGTATTTTAACTAAATGACTCATCTCTAGACCTGCACATATAACCGAAGTATCAAAGGTTTTCTTAACAGTATAGTATTCACCGTTTACTTCTAAAATAATCGTATGCAACGATATATATTCATCTCTAAAATCTATCATTATCTTCATCTCCACATTCTTTACAATCACCTATACGGTTCTCTGAATCATAAAACTCATCACAAATATTACATAGAAAATAACCACAACCATTTAATAATTCTAAAGCATCTTTTAGGGTTTTCTTAGTCATTCCTCTTCATCCCCCTCAAAGTATTCATCTAAATATTCATGGTCGTACGAAGTCATACTATCAGGATAAGGCATTATTCCTCACCTTTCCCAACAGATGATAAGATTTCTTGGTAATCCTCAAGTAGATTCTCACTACATTTACGACAATATAGTTTATTTGCTGATATTATTTTACCACACATACATTCATTCATTCTTCATCACCATGTTTTAATCTTGCTTCTCTAGTTAATGCTACAATATCAGGACTACATTCTGTCTTTGATTCTGTAACATGCTCAAAATAACATTCTAGTTCAGGTTCTTGTGAAAAAGTAATTTCTCCGTCTGCAACATCTCTAAAACATTGTTGTAAAGCACTTTCAAATATATGTTGAATTAAACCAACATCAGAAATAACATTATCAACCATTCTTTCTTTAATAGTGGCGGCTTTCTTTACTCTTGCAGATTCCCAACTAATATTAAATGTTAATATTAGACCATCATTTGAATTTGTAAGTTTAGAAACTAAAATAACTTCTTCATCCTCAGGAATAGAATATTGAAGAAAATGTCCTTTAATATAATCACGATTAGAATTACCTACAAACTTAGATAATTCCTCAGTAGGCATATTTGTAAAATTAATTTGATTACCTTTTGGTTCATGCCAAACTGTGTTGATAATTTCTTCAGTAGTAGTAGTTAACTCAACATTTTCCCATCCATTATCTTTCATATTTTCAACTATACCAGCAGATAAATATTGATATGGTGAAGTAAACATTATTCTACCATCAACTACACATTCAGATACAACAGTTGATTTTATTTTATCATATTGACCAACAGGAGATGTTTCATATATATTAGATACATTAATACCCCAATCATCTAATGAATGTAATAACTCATAATAATGATAATCTTTCAGTTTCGTGTTTGCATATTTCATGTTCATTGTTCTTTTGTATGTTATACTCATTTATTTCAACTCCATTGTTTGAAAGGCTTTCAACCCTGCTGATAATTCAGAAAAACATTCTGCGAAATCATCACCTTGTACAGTCAATTCTTTAATGACTAATACTTGGGCTGAACCTGATTTCATGTGTCCTACTGATAACTTATATTTGTAGGGTTTTGTTTCTTGTATTGTATTATTAGTTGTTTGCGTCATAATTTATCACTTTATACATCCGTCATAGGGTATTTAACTGGTAGCAGTCAAAGCACTACCATATGGTTGTAATATTTGCTTTGCGGTATTATAACCTTAAAAAGGGCATTTCTGCCCAATTAAGGTGTTAAGTAGGGTTGAATCTACCTAACTTATTCTTCATCTTCCCCCTGAGAAGAACCATTTACCAAAACAACGGGTGATTCCCCGTCCCAAAGGTAAGGTGCGTTATCTGTATTTTTGGTAAAATCTGAATATGCTTTATTCATCATTTGTCTACGGCTTGCGGTATTTGCATCAGCAAACTCAGTTGCATCAGTATAATTTCCGCCACCGGATTTACCGTGTCTCATTTCTAGTGTGCGTATTGATTCGTTTTCATTGAAAAGTGTAACCATTGCAGCATGATAAGCGGATAAAACCGCATCTCTTGCAATAAGTACAGCATCAGGCATAGTTGAACCTCTACCTGACCTAAATGGCTTATCTGCGATATCAGCGAAACATGTTCTGATAGCACCGTAAAGTGCATCTCTAGACTCAGGTTTCTTATCAGCAGCAGCGATTAATTGCGGTACTGCAATTAACTCAATATTCTGTTGCCAATCAGGATGGCTTTCAAACCATGCCTCAATTAGTGTTTTCTTACTTTCCCATTGTTCATTTGTCATATCTGTCATAATAATTCCTCTTTTTATCTCCTTTGTTAAGTATCTATTCAACCCCACTTAACATAATATATAGTGGATATAGGGTACTTAAGGGTGTTCTCAAAGTACCACACCATATGGTTGTAATACATAATATTTCATTATACATTTAAATAAATACTACCATATGGTTCTACTTTGATAGAACCCTTTAATAAGCCCTACATCGGCTATTATTATGCTCACAAAGGCAATCAGTTAATGATAATAAAGGTGTTAAAAATGGAAACATGGGAAGATACAAAAAAGAAAGTTGAAACAATGATAGCGGCAGATGATAGAGGTTCACTCGATGAAGGTCTAAAAGTTGTAGCCGTACAATTAATTGCAACAGGAGATAGTAAACCTGAGATGCAAGAACAAATGACTAAGACTCTAAAAGAGGCTCTTAGAGGATGTCACGGATATCCTTGGAGAAGAGGTGGTGGAGGTATTCTTTCTGCTGCTGCTCTTAGTACAGTGGATGCAATAGTAGCAGATGTTGAAACAGCATTTGCAAATGCATTCGATTCTTGTGTCGGTGTTCAAGCATTACTATTGCCTCACGGTAAAAGCAAGAATACTCATTTCGCAAATGGTGCAGATTATGCAAGCACACTCACAAAGACAATTCGTAAAAACGCAACTACGCTTTACAAAGCAGGTTGGGATGGTTCTCTAGATGGTCTAGGGATTTCTTCACAGGAGGAAGAATAAAACGGATTGACTCTTTGTGAGTACTAATTGGGGGAATAGGGCTTTAATGCCTTATTCCTCCTTTTTTTATTTTAAGGTCTTAAACTGACAAAGCGTTTAATACCATATGGTTGTGTATTGTTTTAAAATAGAGGCTGGCGAAAACTTGACCGTATCCTTTATATACCCTCCTAGCCGACTTGATTTGTAGGAACTGACTAAACATCATTCGTGTACAAGAATAACCTAATTAATACTTAAAGCAGTATTATTCAAAGGATAAATATTTTACTACCAATATGACATCAGTTATTATTACTAATGATTAAAGAATCATTATTAATACAATATGTATTATTTGATAAAAATATCAGTATCTAGTATCCTATATAATATAAGATAACTAAATAATATCTTACTCATTTTGATTAACATTCTTCCTTTTCACTTAAGTGGAAACGAGAGGTAGGACAAAATGAATAAGATATACAATATATGTATATCATTATAATATACATTATCATTTACTACATTTACATACATACATACATACTTTTTTTCTCTCTCTCTTTATTTATTTCTCTCTCTATGAAAAACAGTGGAAACGAGAGAAACGAATAAAGTAGAGCAAAGTGGTAAACATATACTAACATATGTATATCATTGTGTCATTTCCAACAAGTGTAAACGAGTGGAAACAAGAATAGCATTAAAAAAAATAACGTGATTAACATGGATAAAGAAATTAAAAGAACAAATGAAGAAGATAACAAAGAAAGAAAGATAACAATGTTTAGTGGAAAGAGTGATGTCAAATATACACCTCCACAAACAATGCATCAACCTTACACAAGAAAACCTCTTGAAGGTGTAGCACTATTAATACATGAGAAGTGTAATGATATCAAAGGAATGCTTATTGAAAAGAATGAGCAGTATGGAGATTCAGCATTGAATCCAATTAGAATATTTTCAACATCTAATACAGATGAACAACTGCGAGTTAGGATAGATGATAAGTTAAGTCGTTTATCTCGCGGTAATGATTCATTAGAATCAGATGATGATATAATTAATGACCTAATAGGTTACTTAGTTTTATTATCAATACATAAAGACACTCACCCCGTAAGTGGAGAAGTTGTAGAATAGTCTTAGCGGGCTATCCTACAATACTTTAGGGTGTTATAATAAGGGTTTAATCCAACATAAAAAAGTAAAAAGATATAGTGGATGAGTGATGTCAAGCATAAAAGTCGCTTGATGCTAATTCTAGATTAGCAAAGTAATTCAATATAGAGTAGTAGGCTATCACAAGTATTATGCTTGTAATAGTCGGTCAGGTTTGTGTGAAAGCACTTGCTTTACTTGAAAGTTGTCATATTACCAAAACTTGTAAAACTAATGTATCTGTAATCTCAAACAGATAATCAGTAAGAATTGTTTCCGCTAGAGGCAATGGTCTGCTGATGACTTACCCACGTGGTGACGGCATAGAACGGTTACTTTCCCTTATAACATTCAATAGTCAATGAAGACTTTAAAATAAAAACACTCAAAATATCAGACGGGAGAATACGGTAAGGCTTATCGCTTAGTCTAGTTTATTTGTTTCCCGTTCCATTGCTGCCGTATGCATAATTGGTGTTTCTGATATTTCTATGAGTAGAGTTTACTGAAATAAAAAAGACAAATCGAGGTGGATTAGATTTCCATCCAAAGCAGTGATTAAATGACCTGCCCAATCTTGATATGATTCTTTTCTTACTACCTCTGAGGACTAGAACAAAAGAATCAATTAATTTTCGAGTATCAGTAATGTGGTTTTCGCCCATGTCTTTCTCTACTATTCACACTCATGACTACTTATGTAGTTCACAATTAAGGTTTTATCTTAATAATAAAATCTTCTAGTTTCTCTTGCTTAGGGGTATATCATTCTTTTATGTGGTGTTTTGGAATGGTAAATGCGTCATGCGACCTCAGTTTATTAGAACTAGAAAATTTTTCCTTAGTTGAGAGTCGGGTTTGTCAGTTAATACATCGCGGGTAACTGAGCAAGAGCCAAAAGATGTTCCCGACTAATCACATTCCAATATGGAGATAATTAAAATGAATATATTTATACTAAGTAACACACCAAAAGAATGCGCTAAACAAATGTTAGATAAACATGTAGTCAAAATGCCTACTGAAAGTATGCAGATGATTTCAACGATTTTACATCATCATGGTATAGATTCACCTTACAAACCTGTAATGTTAAATCACCCCTGTACTATTTGGGCTAGAAAAAGTAGACAAAACTTTAGTTTTCTTTGGGAACATTGCTTTGAATTGTGCAAAGAATATACAAAGCGTTATGGAAAAGTACACAAAGTCGAAGAAACTTTACAAGAGTATGCAAGTAAAATTGCAGAAATGTACATTTTGTTACCTGATATTGGACTAACACCGTTTGCTCAAGCAATGCCTGACAAATACAAAAATGAAGATGCAGTGAAAGCATATCGTGAATACTATCTAAACGAGAAATACACTTTCGCTACATGGAAAACACAAAAGCCTGATTGGTGGCCTGATAACCATTACAACAATATGATAGACTTAAGAAAGAAACAGTTTCAAGATAAAATGAGGAGAAATAAACATGCCATATAATAATTGCCAAAAAATAATGGAAGACGGACACAGATGTAATAAACAGTTTAGAGTGCCTTCACATAAATGGAGATTAAAATTCTGTCCTGAGTGTGAAACTAATCCTAGACATAAAGGGAATAGGATGCATGCTCTAGCAAGTGATTTGGAAATTAAAGAATATCTTGTAGCGTTAATGAAAGAATATCCTAGCATTAAAGATATAGTACCTAGTCAAACTCAAATAGATGAAATACGCAAAGTATTGAAGAGTTTTAGTGATGAATTAGATGGGATGAGACTCAAAAGAGGAGATATTGATAGGGTACTTAGTGCTAATAAAACTCATGTATCTAAGAAGTTAAACGAATATAGTAATATGGTTAATGAAGAACTAAACAATGCTAAAAAAGATTTTTTTCGTTTAACTGAACCTGAATCAGAAAAGTTACAGAGACAATTACTAACGCTAAGTAATAGACTTACTAAGTTAGAGAAAAGGCTAAAAGCAATAGAAGATGATTGGAGTGATGTTGATTGCTGAAGTGTGATGAATGTCATGATACTGGCATAGTAGTTAAACAAGATGCAACGGGTGAAATGGATATTGAAATGTGTATTTGTAAATCACATGTGTATAAGGATTGGTTGATTAAATATGGACTTAAATGATATTAAGAATTTTGAAATGATGAAGCACCATTTTAATCAGATGATAGAGTTCTATGAGAAGATGCCACCATTGGTAAGTAATATTCATAGAACAATAATTGAAGATTCATTGACTTCAATAGCAGCCGTTATGGAAGGAGTAACAGCACAGTTATTAGAAGTAATTGATGATGATTCAGTAATAGTAGATGTGAAAAATATGATGGAGGATGAATTATAATGGAGTTCTTTCTAATCATGTTAGTAATATTTATTAGTTTGCGTTTATTGGGGTTTAAGATATGAGTATCATGGTCAGAAGATGTAAAATTTGTGGTAAAAACCACCGCATCAAAGAACAATATACTAGTAGGATTTGTAAAGAATGCTACAAAGAAATGGAAGGAGAAGAATAAATATGAAATTATTATGTAAAGGGTGTCTATATGTTATGGAACACCATAAAAGTAAAATTAGCAACAGGTGGCTTTGTGATAGATGTAACAAGCCATTTATACCGGAAGGTAGTACACATCTAAAAATTAGGAGAAATAAAAATGAAAATGAAATTGAAAACAACAACAGGTGAAACGACAATAGATTGGTCAGAAGTTTGTGCAGTAACAGTCTGCCAAGTTTGGTCAACTGAATTTGAGATGATGCTAGAAGAATATCATGTGCATCTTAAATCAGGTACGATTTTTGTAACGCAAGATGCAAAGATTAAATCCGTAGGATGGTGGGCTTAGATGAATACATTTCAAATGGAAATAGAAACTAAATTAATTAATGATATTGATTTACCACCATTGATTGTCAAGATGGATGAAAATGATTATCCTAAGATATTAATTAATACAGCACACAAGACTTGGTTGATGTTATATCGTAAAGAAATAGCAGGATGTGCAGAACATTTATTTAAACAATTAGACAGAGTTCTTACAGCGCACCTACAAGAAATGCGCTCATTTGAGAAAATGGAAGATGAGCAAAATGACTGATGATAGTTTTCTTCTAGAGTTAAAAGAAGGGGCAACTGAAAAAGGTAAACTGAATATTGCATTATTGAGAAACACTTACTATCTATCAATCAAAGCAGGATTAAGTGATGCTTTGTGTATGACTTGTCATGACCCTATTGATATAAATCAAATTTTAGGTTGTGGTCAGAAGTATAATTTGTTTTGTTCGCCTGAGTGTAGGAAAGAATTGTATGATAGTCGTAAACCACAGTTCCCTCCAACAACTAAACATTGTGAAAATTGTGGAGTACATTTTACGGTGTATAGTGCAAAAATGCTAGGAGTAAGAAAATATTGCAGAGAAAAATGTCGGGTTGAAGCAAAGAACAAAAGAAAATTAATTAGGAGAATAGATGACATACAGAATTTCAATGCTCTTAAAAATAGATTAGAAAGAAACATAGCATCATTCAAAAAAGGTAAAGGTGTTGAATGTTTGGAGT